TCCAAGCAGACGGATCACCTTGCGCCAACGAACCTGGTGAAACTAAAACACCAAAATGTTTTAGTAGTGCAAGACTTGCATCACTGAAAAGAAAAGGAAAAAAGGGGGAGTCAATCATTAGAGCGGCAGTTCGTCGTAAGCGTGAAAAAGATCCTGGGCAGCAGGCAAAGAGTGGTGGAGCAAAACCAACTCTGGTAAAAACTTTTTCCAAAGGCAAAAAAGACCCAAATTACATCAAACCAGAACCAGGACTCAAAGAAGAAATGGAAATCAACGAAGCACAAAGAGACATCAAGGGTAAAGGTAGTGGTAAAAAAGATGCTTGCTACCACAAAGTAAAATCTATATATGATGTCTGGCCAAGTGCATATGCTTCTGGAGCACTTGTAAAGTGTCGTAAAGTTGGTGCTGATAATTGGGGCACAAAGTCTGAAGAAACTATGGTTGATGAAGCAAAGAAGTGTTGGCCTGGTTATGAGAAGAAAGGAACTAAGAAGATGTTTGGTAAAACATATAATAATTGTGTAAAAGTAAAGGAGGAAATGGAAATGAAAAGATATTGCCCTAAGTGCGAAAAGTTCGAAACTAGAGATGAATGTAGGTATGGACCCAAATATTGGGATATGTTTTCTATTCCAGAACCACTAGCACCAAACCAGAAGAAGTATAACATTGCCACAGTTCATCCTGGAAATTTCCCAGAATCTTACGATCACGAGCACTCAATGGTGAGGTCTCAACTTTCTACTATTGTTTCTGCAGCGAAGAGACTTCGTAAGAAAATGAAGGGTGAAGGTAATGTTGAGGCTTGGGTACAATCAAAAATCACCAAAGCATCAGACTATCTAGATTCTGCTGCAGATTATGTTGATAGTGGGGAGATGAAGGCAGAACAAAAAACATTCTCTGAGTTTATGATTGAAGCGGTTGATAAATCTAAAATGAAGTGCAATAAACCTAAAGCACAAGCACATGGATCTGGTGAGACTGGAAAGTCTCATATTGTAAAAGCTTGTGAAGGTGGGGAAGAAAAAATTATTCGTTTTGGTCAACTTGGAGTAAAGGGTTCTCCAAAAAAGAAAGGGGAATCTAAAGCATATGCAAGTCGTCGTCATAGATTTAAAACCAGTCATGCAAAGAACATTTCAAAAGGTAAAATGTCTGCTGCATACTGGGCAAATAAAGTTAAGTGGTAAAGAAAATGAAAAGTTTTAAGCAATTTATTTCAGAAAGCATCACTATCAACGGTGACTTTAATGGGACCTTAAATGTGGGGTCTTCTCAACCAGAGCAAGCAACTGAATCATTTTTTGCAGATGTTGTTTGGGAAGGTAAATTGTATCGTCTTGAAGTTGAGGGTAATATTATGGATAAGAATGCTCTTGCAGAGCAACTTCAGGGAGAATATCCTGGAGCAATTGTACATAATGTATATCCAATGACATCAAATTCAGTAACAGTCAAAAACGCACAAAGATACAGACCAGAAAGACTATCGTGGAGTGATTAATTAATGGCACAGTGGAATAAGAATGAACAAGACTTTCTAAACCAAGAAAGAACACTTTTTGAAGTTCCTTTGATTGCAACAAGGGATGGAAATGTTGTAGACAATTATAACAGATTTCCAGTAAGTGTAAATCCAGATGCTTTTGGTAGAACTAGAACATCAGAACCACTTACCCTATTTGATAGTTCTCACAGATATAGAGACAATAATCTTTGGGAAGAATCACTTGTAGGAACTGGAGCTACGGTTGGATTTTCAACTACCGAAGGTTTAGTCAATATTGGAATTGGGACCACCGCTGGTTGCTCTGCAATTAGAGAAACTACAAAGACATTTTCATATCAACCAGGCAAATCTTTGCTTGTGCTGAATACTTTTATACCTGCTACACCAAAAGAAAATCTAAGACAGAGAATCGGATATTTTGGTGCTGATAATGGAATGTATTTTGAGATTAATGGCACAACTCCTTATTTTGTAGAGAGAAGTTTATCTACAGGGACTTCAACTTCAGTAGCACAAGATGATTGGAATATTGATAAGTTAGATGGCACTGGGGTTTCTGGTATTACATTAGATATTACCAAAGCACAAATTCTTTGGATGGATATTGAGTGGTTAGGTCTTGGCACAGTTCGAATGGGATTTGTGATTGACGGTAAGTTTATTCATTGCCACTCATTCCACCACGCAAACAGAATTCAATCAACTTATATTACAACAGCATCACTTCCTTTGAGATATGAGATTGCTAATACTGGAATTACTACAAGCAGCAGCACTCTCAAACAAGTTTGCTCCTCTGTAATTTCAGAAGGTGGTTATGAGTTGCGTGGATTGCAGCAGGCAGTGAATACTCCAATTACAGCACCAGTAGATTTGCCTTCTCCTGCTGGAACTTATTATCCTGTCATTTCCATTCGTCTCAAAACTTCTCCAAATAGATTAGATGCGATTGTAATTTTGACCGCACTATCACTGATGGGCACTGGAAATGGACCACAATATAGTTGGCAGGTAAGAGCATCAGCAACGACTAGTGGTGGCACTTGGGTAAGTGCTGGTGTGGATAGTGCTGTTGAATATAAGATTGATGGAGGAACTGTGAGTGGTGGAAGAATATTAGCATCTGGTTTCTTCTCATCAGCAAATCAATCTTCAGCAAATGTTGATATTTTGAAAGAAGCACTATTTAAGTTTCAGTTAGAAAGAAATGGATTGACTGGAACTCCATATGAATTAACACTAGTAGTTGCATCAGATACTGCTGCTGCTGATGTTTATGCTGCAATGGACTGGGAAGAAATTAGTAGGTAATTTTTATGAGTGATAATGTTTATTTGGGCAATCCGAACCTGAAGAAGGCAAATACGCCTATTCAGTTTACAGAAGATCAAGTTATTGAGTTTTTAAGGTGTAAGGAAGACCCCGTTTATTTTGCTAGAAACTACATCAAGATTGTTTCTCTTGATCATGGTCTTGTGCCTTTTAAAATGTATCCTTTCCAAGAAAGGTTAATTCAAAACTTCCACGATAATCGTTTTAATATTTGTAAGATGCCCCGCCAGACGGGTAAAGCTTTATCATTAGATACTCCAATTCCAACTCCAAATGGTTGGACAACTATCGGAGATCTTAAAGTTGGTGATAATATTTTATCCCCAACAGGAGATTCTGTTTCAGTTGTAATGAAAACTGAAACGATGTACAATCATGATTGTTATAAAATATATTTTGATAATGGTGAAGAAATAATTGCAGATGCAGATCATTTATGGGAAGTTAATAGTTCATATTGGAGAACTGGAAATAAAGTTATAACTTCTAAAGATATATTTGATCAATATCAATCAAAAATAAAAAATAAAAGGGGAAAAGGATTTCAAGGATCTTTATTTGTAGATAAATCAAGACCAATTAATTTTGTCAAAAATACATTAAATATTGATCCATATCTTCTTGGTGTTTGGTTGGGAGATGGATATTCTTCTGATGGAAGAATAATTGCCCATAAAGATGATTATAATTTTTATAAAAGTGAATTTGATGTAGAGCATGAAAGAGAATGTGATAATTGCATTAGATTTAAAATTAGAAATTTATATTCCAAATTAAAAAACTATAATTTAATTAAAAATAAGCATATCCCATTAAAATATCTTCGTTCTTCTTATGAAGATAGATTGGAACTGCTTCGAGGTTTAATGGATACTGATGGATCCGTTAGAAAAGATAGTAGATCATTTGAATTTTATCAAAAAAATTATGATATGGTATTGCAGGTTGTTGAGTTACTTTCTTCTCTTGGCATAAAATCAAAGATAAGGCATAAAGAAATTAAGGGCAATTATTATCATACAGTATCTTTTTCAACTAAAGAAAGAGTATTTAATCTTCCAAGAAAAATTAAAAATATAAATTCAGCAAAGTCAGTTAGAAAGCAAGAAAGTAGACACTATATTCATAAAATAGAAAAAGTTGATAGTGTACCAGTTGCATGTATACAAGTTGATAGTGAAGATCATTTATTTTTATGCGGTAGAACTTTTATTCCTACACATAATTCCACAACTGTTGTTTCATATCTTTTACATTATGCGGTATTCAATGATAATGTTAATATTGCGATTCTAGCAAACAAAGCATCAACTGCTAGAGACCTTCTTGGAAGATTACAACTTGCTTATGAAAATCTGCCAAAGTGGATGCAGCAAGGTATTGTATCCTGGAACAAAGGTAGTTTAGAATTAGAGAATGGGTCCAAGATTTCCTCTAACTCCACTTCATCATCCGCAGTTCGAGGTGGGTCATATAATGTGATTTTCTTGGACGAATTTGCGTTTATTCCAAATCATATTGCTGACGACTTCTTTGCATCAGTATATCCAACTATTTCTTCTGGACAAAGCACAAAAGTTATTATAGTTTCAACGCCACGCGGTATGAATCACTTCTACCGTATGTGGCATGATGCTGAAAGAGGTAAGAATGAATATGTGCCGACTGATGTTCATTGGTCTGAAGTTCCAGGTAGAGATGATGCTTGGAAAGAGCAAACAATTGCTAATACTTCAGAGCAGCAGTTTAATGTGGAATTTAACTGTCAATTTTTAGGTTCCACAAATACTCTCATTAATCCAGCAAAACTTAGAAATCTTGTATATGAAGATCCAATCAGGAGAAATGCTGGATTAGATATATATGAAAATCCCAAAGAACAAAATAACTACTTAATAACGGTTGATGTTGCTCGTGGTCTTGGAAATGATTACTCTGCATTTATTGTTTTTGATATTACAGAGTTTCCATATAAGGTAGTAGCAAAGTATAGGAATAATGAAATTAAACCGATGCTATTTCCAAGCATTATTCACGAAGTAGCAAAGGGATATAATGATGCGTGGTTGTTGGTTGAAGTTAATGATATTGGGGACCAAGTAGCAAATATTTTACACTTTGACTTAGAATATGATAATGTTCTTATGTGTGCGATGAGAGGTCGTGCTGGTCAAATTGTTGGATCTGGATTTAGCGGTAAAAAATCACAGTTGGGTGTGAGAATGACTGCTGCTGTGAAAAAGTTAGGATGCTCCAATTTAAAGACTTTATTAGAAGATGATAAATTACTCACTGTAGATTATGACATTATTTCAGAACTAACCACATTTGCACAGAGACACAACTCCTTTGAGGCAGAAGAGGGTTGTAATGATGATTTGGCAATGTGTCTTGTAATCTTCTCTTGGTTGGTTGCACAGGACTATTTCAAAGAAATGACGGATAATGATGTCCGTAAAAGAATTTATGAAGAGCAGAAAAATCAGATAGAGCAGGATATGGCACCATTCGGATTTATTTCTGATGGGCTAGAAGATATGGAAGTATTTGTGGAAAAAGAAACAGGTGATAGATGGATGTCAGCATCTTCACAGGACCAAAATAATCCCTTAGAAGTTTGGAATTTGGATGAATATGGTGATAGATCTTATATGTGGGATTACAGGTAGGTTATTGTAATTGCAGTAATTTATAAATAAAAATAGATATTTCTGGAAACATAGGAGAGAAAAGATGCCGCTAAATTTAGCATCTCCTGGTATTGTAGTAAGAGAAGTTGATTTAACTAGTGGTAGAATTGACCCTACATCTGATAGTGTAGGTGCTATTGCCGGACCATTTGAAAAAGGACCAATCAATACCCCAACAACTGTATTAAATGAGGATGATCTCGGAAGAGTATTCGGAGATCCTTCATCAACAGATAAGCACTATGAGTATTGGATGTCCGCTTCATCATTTTTAGCTTATGGTGGATCTTTGCAGGTTGTAAGATCTGATGGAGATGGTTTAAAAAATGCTAAGGCTGGAACTGCATCAAGTATAAAAATTTCAAGTTCCCAAGATTATAATGATAAAGGTTATGATGAAAACACAATTTCAGGTATAACTTTTGCAGCAAGAGATCCAGGTTCATGGGCAAATGGAGTTAAAGTTGCAATTATCGATGCAAAAGCAGATCAAATATTAACTTTAAATTCAGTATCAGGTCTATCTGTAGGTCTTGGTGTTTCTCAAACTGTCCCATCTGGAACAGTTGTTGCCGGAGCAGGAACTACATCATCTCTAACTGGATATTTTAAAGGTATAATTACCGAAGTTGATGAAACCGCGAACAAAGTTTCCGTAAAATTATTGAGTCATGTAAGCACTGCAGGAACTGAAACTTCTGTAGATTATCAACCAAGAGGTGTATATAAATTTAATTCTGAAAGTTCGGTCATTAATTTTATTGGTGCTGGAGCAGGTTCAACTAGTTTTGTTGGAGAAAGAGGTTCTTTAGGATTTTCTGCAGGTTCTATTTCAGCAGGAACAGAAATCACCTCATATTACTTGTCTGATACTCTAGAATTAGACATGTCTGGAGGACAAACCTTAGGTGCTGCTGATACTGAAATTGGAATATCAACTTCGGGTATTTCAACAGGATCAGGAAAATATCTGTTAATCGATAATGAGTTAATTTCTTTAGCCGATGCATCTATCGGTGCTGGAGTTATTACTCTTGGAAGCGGAAGAGGATCTGTTGGCACAACAGCAGCATCTCATACTGATGGATCTACAACATACTATTTGCAAGAATTTGCAGGAATAGCAACTGTAACAACTGCATTAAATTCAACAGAAACCACAATTGGAATATCTACAACTAGAACTGGTCTTTCAACTGTTTTCAATTCTGGAGGATATGCAGCAATTGGATCTGAATTTATTAAAATAACCAATTTCTTAGATGGAACTAATCTGGAAAGAAATGTTTCTACAAGTGTAGATTGGTATGATCAGCAAGAATTTACAATTACTGCTAATACAAACATTAGAAGAAAATGGTCTTCTATAGCTCAAAGACCTCAAACAACCTCTTATGCAGCATCTAGAGGATCTAGATTCGATGAAGTTCACGTTTTAGTGATTGACGGTGAAGGAAAAGTTAGTGGAAATGAAGGAACTATTCTAGAGAAGCATTTAAGTCTCTCAAAAGCTAAAGATGCATTGTTCTCTGTAGGTTCACCATCTTACTGGAGATCTTATCTCTATAATAATTCTTCTACTATTTTTGGTGGTGGACAACCAACAGGAATTACAACTACAGGATTCTCAAGTGGTTATACACTAGATTCTGACATTGATTGGGATCAAGATGCTGAAGGTGTAATTTTTGGATGTGCTGGATCAAATACCTATACTTTAGAGAATGGATTAAACTATGACGGTACATCGGATAAGCAAAATACTGGATCGTTCTCAACTGATTTAAGCTATCTTTCGGATTCATATGAGGTCTTTAAGAACACTGAAGAGTATGAAATTAACTTCTTGCTGATGGGATCGGGCAATTATGCTCTTGAAGAAGCACAAGCACTTGCAAGTAAGTTGATTGAAGTTGCAGAATATAGAAAAGATTCTGTTGCATTTATCAGTCCATATAGATTGGCATTCTTAAATGATTCTACTTCTGGTCCAAATGTAACTGTTAATTCTTCGGAAACAATTACAAATAATATTCTTTCATTCTATAGTGCTATTCCTTCATCTTCTTATGCAGTTTTTGATAGTGGATATAAGTACATGTATGATAGATTTAACAGGGTCTTTAGATATGTTCCTTTAAATGGAGATATTGCAGGTCTTTGTGCTAGAAATGATGCAAATAATTTCCCATGGTTCTCGCCAGCAGGAACCGCAAGAGGATCTATTTTGAATGCTGTTAAACTGGCATATAATCCAAATCAATCTCAAAGAGATACTTTATACAGCAATAGAATCAATCCAGTTATTTTCTCACCAGGTGGTGGAATTGTTCTCTTCGGAGATAAGACTGGTCTTTCTAGAGCATCTGCATTTGATAGAATTAACGTTCGCCGCTTGTTCATCTATTTGGAAAATGCAATTTCATCAGCAGCTAGAGATCAACTCTTCGAATTCAATGATGTGATTACAAGATCGAATTTTGTAAATATTGTAGAACCTTTCCTTAGAGATGTTCAGGCTAAGAGAGGAATTTTTGACTTCAGAGTTATTTGTGATGAAACAAATAACACTCCTGCTGTTATTGACAACAATGAATTTATCGCTGACATTTATGTGAAGCCATCTAGATCAATTAATTATATTGGACTAACATTCGTTGCAACTAGAACTGGAGTTGCCTTCGAAGAAGTTATTGGTAATGTTTGATTTTTATTAATCTAAAATAATCACTTAGGAGTACTAAAACAATGGCACCAAAAACAATTTCACAATTTAAGAATAAATTAGCGGGAGGTGGTGCGAGACCTAACTTATTCGAAGTTAGGTTAGAATTTCCAACCGGTGCTACATTACCA